AAAGACCACGTTCATCAGTCCAACCTGCGATTTGAATAACAGCATTTTCCAATGATGTTTCGTTTAAATCAGCCGGAGTTGATGGAGTGTTAGCATTTGTACCACCGTTCACCAATGGGTGAGCTGTAGAGAACAAAGCTTGACCGTCACCATAAGTGTATGCAGAGTTGAAGCCATTGTTAAGAATAGCTGCTGCTTTAACTTGTTTAGTGTAAGCCATAGCACGAGCCAAACCTTTTGTATAACGTGCTGACAATGAGTCATACAAGTTATCTTCAATTGCTTCTTCAGTTAAGCTGAAACCAAGAGCAATTGTTTCGTGGTTGTATCGTGCTGTCCAAGCTTCTTGAGCGTTGTCGTAAGCGATGGCTGAGCCTTCGTTCTTGACTGGCGCTGCTGAGAAGCCAGATAGCTTTGTTTCTTCTTCGAAGCTACGTTCTGATGTTTCAGTTTCGTAGATTTCACGGTGCTCTTCACCGTAACGAGCATATTCCAAACCAAACAAAGCGTTAAGGCCGGGTAATAGCTCTTTCAATAATTGTGCACGAGAGATAGCCATATTATATTACTCCTTAAGCTGCGTAGTAGTTATGGATACCGAAGTTAACTTTTACAAGAACTTCTGGGTATGATGTAAATACAATGGTTGAGCCACTTGGAATTGTGATTGTTTTATCAACAGTCACAGATGTTGCACCAGTAGAATAACCGCCTGAGTTTGCTACAAAAGCACCAGTTTGTACCAATTGACCATTTAAGATATAAGCTACGTCTGCACCTTGAGGGATAGCAGAAGGTAAGCCTGTACCTGTTAATGTAATTGATGTACCAGCAGATACTGAACCTGTTGCTGAGATAGCAGAAGCTGTATCAGGAACTAGAGCCAATACACGGAATGGTAAACCAGTTGAAGGTGTTGCAGTTGGAGCAACTAAACCGCAAGATGAATCACCAGTAGTAGAACTACCAGCAAGATCAGAACCAGCTAAGTTTAAACCAACGATAGCTTGTGAAGCTGAAGCCAATGTTGTACCACCATTTGCAGTTACCATAACAGCTTTAAATACTGTATCTGGATCTTCACATACGATAGCTTGGATATCACCAGCAGCTGTAGAAGCTGGGTAATTTTGGCTAAATAACTTTTGTTTTGTTGAAGGACTAGTATAAGAACAACCTAAAAACACACCAATAGTTTGTTTACCTGATGTGCTATTTGTAATAGCTGCACGTGTTACTAGACCGTTTGTTACAGTTACAAAATCCCCGTAAGAAATTGTTGTGCCGTAGTTATTTTGGATAGTGTAATTACGTACACCACCTGAAAATACTTGGCTACCAATAAGGTTTACAGGTTTGAAACCATAAGGTGCTGCAATGACTGGATAAGCCATATTAAACTCCTAAGTTAAAAAAATATTATTTATTACCAAATGTGACCGTAGATTTTTTCTCTGAAAACAGAGGCATACGGGCATCATTTTGGCGCATGAAACTATTGTCTACTGCTTCGGCTTGCGCAGCTGTTTGATCAGCTTCGTATTTCATACGTTGCTCAACCATCTCTTCTGGTGCCTTGCATAATAACAATCCGCCAATTTCGATACTGCCTTTAAAGCGACTATCTGGATCGGCTAACAATCTAAATTTTGGTTGTTCTTCAATCGTTACTGGTTCCCAGCCTTCTCTCAATTTAGATGAGACATTGCGAGGGTCTGCAGCATTCATCATTGAAGTTCTAATCCAACGGTAAGCAAAACCTGCTTGTTTATCAGGTTCTGGTAGCAACTCAGGAGGGGTCCAAGCTTTTGGACGCTCTTCTTGTTGACGGGTGCTTACTTCACGGGGAATTCTTGTATCAGCCATTTTGTGACTCCTGTACTTTCGTTAATTCCATAGCGTATTGCTCTGGGGTTAATTTGAATTTCTTAGCCAAAGCTAATTGCGTTTGCGTTAATTTGACTTTTTTGGAAGCAGTTGAACGTGTCGCAGGTGCTACTACCGTGTTGGATCGCCTAGATGTAGAGTCTTTGGTCTCTGCTTGTGGTTCGCCAGAAAATTTATCTGGGAATCTTTTTCGCATTTCGACATCAATAACGTTCCAGTAATGGTCAGAGCCGGGTGGGACTCCTTCCTTTTCCAAACGTCTATGGACACCCATAGCGAGAAAACTCATGTCCTCATCCGTACCATACCAGCTATTTTTGTCTAGCCATGCTTGGGTTTTTGGGTCCAGGCGTTGAGGCTGTGGTTGAGGTTGTTGTATTTGTACACTATTTTCCCATTGTTGTAAAGTATTTTCGTCATACTGTGGGCGATATTGTGCAAGTTGTGCTGCTCTGTATTGTGCTGCAGTCAATTTTGTTTGAGCTTCTACTAAACGTTCTGAATCGCCAGAGTCATAAGCCTCTTTGTATTCTTTTTTAGCAAAGTCCAAATCATTAATTACACTATGTTGTGCATTTGAAACCAGCACTTTTTCACCTTGAGATAGATTAGTTTGTAGTATTCTAGTTCTTTCAAGGAGTGATTGTGCTACACGTACAGCTTCAGCTTGTTCACGGAAGGCTTGTTCTTTAGCCCTGCGCTCATCGTTGATGAGTTTTTTCATTTGTAAGAGACGTTGTTTTGCCTCTTTTGAATAAGACTCTAGATCATCTTCTTCGATGTCTTTAACGATTTCTTCTGGTAAAGGGGTCGCATGTTTGCGATCTTCTTCAGGAGTGTCATCTTCAATTTCAATCTCTATTTGATTTTCAATAGGATCTTCATCTTGTTCATCTGGAAATTTATAATCGTTTTCAGCCATGTTATTCTCCTATGCTCGGCTAACACCACGTGGATCCTGCACAATACCTTCCACGGAGTCATCGTTAATAATGCGGAATTCACGGCCATGTATCTTGAGTCGTGTGCCTGTATTTGGACGGGCTAAAACAAAATCGCCTTCTTTACACCATGCGCCATTAGGAAATCTTGTTGTATCCTTATAGCAATCTGGGCCAAGTTTAACCACAAAAAATACTGTAGATAAAAGCTCTTCATGTCTTATATGTGAATCAGGCTTAATAATTCCTGACTCATATTCTTTTTCAACCTCTGGTACAGCGCATAAAATGCGATAGCCGGTTGGCTGTGGTAATTGCTTAGCTTTGTCTTCCAAGTTTTGCTCGGTTGCTTCTGCTTCGCTGATTGATTTTATTTCAAATACTTCACCAGGGTTTGATCCCGGCAGTATGATTTCACTCATCAGAGTTCTCCATATGTTTTTGAAGGTCTTCTATATATCTGCGTGTAGAAAGGAGACCTGATATCTTTCCACAAACATTTTGGTATTCGGCATAGTCTTTGGCTAAACCTCTACCTAAATGATCCTGTAGGCTTGCTACAATCTCATTTATTTCTTTAAGTACTGCTTCTAACTCATTCATTTAGTTTCCTTTTTTGAAGGTGGTTGATTTTGTTGTTGCACTTTTTGTTCACGTTGCGCTTCTAATTGATGAATATGTTTTGCAGCATCAATTCCCATTTTTGCTTTTTCAATTTGGCGTTGTTGGTTCATTTGTGCTCTTGCTTTTCCGGAATCATTACCAATCTTCAATCCTTCTAAACGTTCTTTAGATGCAAGCATGTTTTTGTCAGATTGAACTTTAGCGCCTACCTGCATACCAGCAATTTCTTTTTGCGCTGCAATACGTTGCTTCTCAATTTCAATCTGATCTGCTTTAGCAGCTGCTTCGATTTGCATCTTCTTCATCTTAATATCAATCTCTTGTGCTTTAAGTTGAAGTTCTTTCATCTGCATTTGTACAATAGGATCGTTTTGTGCCTGTTGTGCAGCTTGTGCGGCCTGCTGTGTCTTGTTTTGATTGAGTAAGTTTTGTGCAGCTGGTACAGCAACTTGCGCCAAATGTTGTTCCATACTTGGATCATACTTAGAATTGTCATCATAAGTCGGCAATTGAACACCCATTGCTTGTTCCATTTGACGTTTATATTCCATTGCCACGTGTTCGGTAATATGTGCTTGCATTGCTTGCATAATCATAGGTGCTTGTGGGTTTTGGCCAATAACCTGCTTGATTTTTGGATCTTGCATGGCCGCCATGTGAATTTTTATGTGAGATTCATGGTCTTGGAATGCAAAAACTTTAAGTGGTTGATTCTTAAGTGCATTTGCGTTCTCTGTAATTGGGTCTACAGGCGTTTGATCTTCAGGAAGCTTGACTAACTTGTCTGAATTTTTAATTCCAAGGGCTTCTAACATCTGACGATGTAGGTAAGGTAGGTTATAAAGCTGTGGGGCGGTCTGTGAAAGCTGTAAAACTGCTTGATATTGCACCACTTTTTGGCTCATTGTGGCTGCATTTGGGTCAGAAACAGGGATAATATTGACCATTTTGTAGTCAGATTTACGTGCTTTTTGACTTCCTGTAGCAGGCTCATATGAGTACTCTTCAGGGGCATAATCAGCAATAATTTCCTTCAAAAGCTTGAATTCTTGCTTCATTGAGAAGTGAATTCGGGCTTGAATCGCACTCATAGTCTTCAATTGACGCTCTAAAATGGCTAAAGTACTGCCAACTGGAGCGTTTGCAGACATGTCTGACACCTGTAAATCACCGGCTGAAGCGAATCTACGTGCTTCATCAATGATTTTATCCATCAATGCAGCCAATACTTGGCTTGGTTCCTTGTAAGGAAGGGGCATGATGTTGTCTTTCATGGCCCCAGAAGGTACGTCTACATCCCTAAACTCGCCTGGAGCGATAGGAGTATCGTCACCTTTGACTCGCAATCCTCTAGTTTTAAATCCACCAGGAAGGTTTGAAAGTGAACCAGCATCGACCAGTTGTCGTAAGATAGAAGTTCCAGATTTAGCATATGCTCCTAGAATATGGATTAAACCAAAATCATAAAAACCAAAGCCTGGAATGTAGCCATACTTCACAAAGTGGTTGC